ATCCTCGGTTGTGTGTTGGTTGAAGTTGTAATGTTCGATCGGGAGCGAGCCGAGCATGGCGACGGCCATCGCGACAGACAGTGTTTTGTCGCTGTGGATTTCAAGCAGCGTCGCCGTAGCATCGGGCCGCAACAATGACTCATCGCTCTCGACGATCGCGGCGGCCCAAGGCGACAAGGCTTGCGTTGCTGGCGGCGCTGCGACGGCCGCGGGCGGAGCTCGGCGAGCGGCAAGCTGTATCTGCCGCTCGGTCTTGGGTTGCTTCGCCGCTGCGGCTTTCTGCCGTTGCGACTCTTTGAATTGCGCCTGGTAGCCTTTCACGTCAAAGTCATAGTCAATGGTCGCGCCGTATTCCGCCGCGGCCACCCACGCGCTGTGACTCCCGCCGACGCCTTCAACCTCCGCAGCCATTTCACGCTTGAGCAAACTGCGGCCGGCGAGCGTATGTCCATCGCTCAACGCTTCGTCGATAGACATAAGCCCGCGGGCCTCGACATACGCCTTGCCGTTTGTAAGAGGCCAAATGAACAGCGCTGGGTTGCCAATAATGTTTTTGCTCAATAGCCGCCTCCATATCCGCCGCCCCACATTGGCCGCTGATAGCCGCCCGCTCTGATAGCCCGGCCGTGTCGATACCTTGGGTCGCACGTCATTTCGATTCGCTGGATGGCTTTGCGCAACTCGACGTTATCGCCACGTTGAAACGTCTGCCATCTGTCGCCGTCGCGGACTTGCGCGCTCTGCGCGCCAGCAAGCAATTGATAGTATGCGGCGCGAAGCTGTGGAAGCATGGCGCATTCGTCATAGATCGCTTGCGGCGGTCCTGACGGCTGCGGATACGCGCTCTGATTTAAGGGGGGTCTCGGGCTCACGCTTCATCCTCCAAATTATCGACCCTTTGGGCCTTCGGCGGGCGGCCTCTCCCACGGCGCGGAACCTCCGCCTTTTCCGTCGAGCCAGGAACCGGCTTCGGCGCGGTTGTGCTCGGCGCCTTATCGTTTGTGGCCGCGATCTCTTTGGCAAAGAACGGATGCGACAAGCCGAGCTTTTCGAGCGTCGCGCGCTCTTCCTGCAAAACCTCGATTTGGGATTCAAAATCGATTCCCATTTCGCCTAGTGCGTCTGTATATGTGGTTGTGCCCAACTCCAATTGCAGCGCGATCGCTTCGGCGGACTTCTTCTCGTCTGGCGATACTCTTCCAAGTCCGAGCCATTTTGTGCGCGTATAGGCGTCCCTGGCCTCGTAGAAGTTGGGCGCTTCCTTTGGAAGTTCGATGCGCCCCATGTTGAACGCCTCTTCGAGCCACGCCACAAAAACCTCTTGGTAGAATCGCCCTGCGATTTCGCGGCGTCTGCGCAAGTTGATGTGGTGCGGCAGATAGGTCGCCATACGGCTCGCACTAAACGAAGTGTTGCTAAAATCCCCGGTCAGGTCTTCGTAACTCGCTCCCGCTGTTTTCGCGGCCCTGCGCAAAAGGCTTTTGTCAAACGAGTCATAGTGCGCGCCGGGACTTTGCATGGCGTGCATGTGTAGCTTATCGCCGGGCGCCAAAAAATTCACGACGCCTGGCGCCGCGTGAATCTTGGCCTGCGAATAAAATTCGTCCCGCTGGCCCGCCCATTCTTCGAATTGTTGGGTATGGCCGAGTCGCTCGTTTACAACCAAACCGTCAAGGGCTTCCTTCGGCGACGATGCACTCTCGACTGACATGGTATAGCTCGCCTCGATAAGCGAGCGGGCCATCAAAAGCTCGGCGAGCGTGCTCTGTTCGAGTCCCGGCGTCAGAGTCCCCACAAGCGGGGAACGTCCACGCACTTGCCTCGCATCTTCGTTTTGGAAAATGTGAATAACTTTCGTCCGTCCAAACGAAGTTTTGTGCGGAACGAATTTCGCGAGGGGTGCAGTATGCCAGGAGCCCATCGGGACGGACCTTAGCAGGTAGCCTTTGAGTCGTCCTTCATTGGGAGAGAACGCGACGCCCGTTAAGACGTTCAAGCCTTCGTGCATCCTCGAAATTGTGCGATCAAGTTGCATCGGGTCCAGGAGATTCACCTTCGTGAAGCTCTTGCAATCACTAAACTTTTTCCAGTCTAGGACGGCTAGAATTTCGCCTTGCAGCAACCAGCCGATAAAAGCCGACGACGCCAAAGAATGCAAATCGTGGCGGCCGGTGATGTCGCATTCCGAGGGCGATCCTGCCCATGCAGCGAACGCCGTTTCCACGTCATGCGACAGTTGCCGCGCCTGTTCGGGAGAAATGCCAAGGCGTCTCGCATCGGGCTTGTAGCTGAGTTGCAACCCGCTGCCGATACATTGCGTAGTCAGATTTAGAACGAGCGTGAACAGCGAACTGTTCGACGTTAACATTTCGTTGGAAACGATCGCGGCGAGCGCGCTGTCCTTAGAAGTTCGGCCCCCCATTAGCAGGGTTTGCGACGCGTTTTGCCAGCCCCATCCGTGGCCGCCGAAGTTCGCGTAACCGCTGCGCGCCCAAGCGAATTTTGTATCGCCTGCCGACGATTCCATAAACGAGCCGCGCCCGCGCGGTATCCCGCCTAGCGGGAACGCGGAAGCTTGCGGCGCGAGCGCGAAGCCGTCGCCTTGCGGCGGGGCACTGATTGGCAATTCGGTGTTGGGCGCGGCATGGGCAGCCCGAAGCGCTTTGTCGAGCGCTGGGGCCGCGTCCGGGGGAAATGGTTTGATGCTTTCGACCATCGTTTTAGATTCCCCGAATCGTCAGGCCGCGCGACGCCGCCGCGCTCGGCGAGACGTAGCCCTGCGAAACGTTGTGCCGCACTGCCGCGGCACGGAGCTCTTGAGCGCGCTGCTCGCGGGCGTCGCCAGTCGGCGCGGTTCCGAGCGCGCTGCTAATGCCGGTGTTGCCCTCGCGGCCCATGGCCTCAAGGAATGCAGATGCGTCGGCGCGCGGCTTCTCTTCGGCTGGGAGGTCGGCGAGCATTTCCAGGATGCTGGCGACCGGCAGATTGGTGAAAAGCGCGAACTTGCGCGCGACTTTCGGGCGGGCTTCGGCCAACGGCGACTCGAGGATCGCGGCGAGCCGGGCGCGCTCTTCCGCGCGAACTTGGCCCTCGGTCTTCGGCTTATTGGCGTTCTCATTAGACATGCTGTTGATTCCGATTTGTTGGGTTGAGTCTCGCGCCGAGTTCGGCGATGGAAAGTTTGGGCTTTGATGCTTTCGGCTTGCTCGCCGATTGCGCGCGGCCGTTGACGAGCGTTGCGGCAGCCGTCGCCAAGACGAGCGTGTCGAACGCCTCATTTCTGACGTTCGGTTCTTTCTCCCACTGGTAGCGCGGGAAGCCTTTCACATAACGAACGGTAAGTCGTTCGCTCGAAAGTTGGTCGAAATAGCCAGCGTCGAGATGGTTCGGCAGATGGATTGTTCCGCTCGCCAAAGCCTTCGCGACATTCATCTTGAGGTTGTCGACTCCGATCACAAGCCCGCGCATGAGGCCGCGAATTTTGGCGCCCTCTTTGACCGCCGTTCGATCGAAGCCGGCGCGCCCAAACGTCGGCGCGATACGGCGGCCTTTCGCCCGTTGTGCATGAGCAAAGCGGACAACATGCTCAGTCTGGAAGCCCGCGTCGACGAAGGTGACGCTTATCGGCAGTTCGCGCTCGTCTTCTAAAAGGAAGGTCCGCCCCATGACGGCGGCGAGGTCATTCCAAACAGTTGTTGAAGCCGAGTCTCCAGGCAAGATGACGTGATCTAGAACCCATTTCTCGCCGGCCTGTGTGTGCGCCACAATCGACGCCTCTAGGCGATTGTTTTGCACGTCGACGCCCATTGTTATGGAATCGATCGCGGCGGGATAAGGCGCTTGGAGGTTAATGGCTCGCGCCAACAACTCGCCCGGATCGGTTTCTATCTCGTTTGCCGCTTCGAACGGGAGGCCCCACGTTAGATTGCAAACGGCCTTGCGTTGCTCAAGCGTCTTCGCGCCGTCGACCTGCGCCGCGACTTTGGCGAGTGAGCTAAATTCGCTCGCCAACTCGTTAATGTGCATTGAGACGACGCCTTGTTCGCCCTTTGCGGTCGCGCGCCACTCGCCGCTTTCAACCATCCTCAGTCGTTGCGGTTCGTCGACAAGGACTCCGCAGGCTTCGCACTTGAGCAGGGTGCCTTCGGGTTTTCCGGGCTCGAAGTGGAGGCGTGCTTGCGTGATCGGCGCTTCGTCGCCGCAATGCCGACAGCGCACAAAGAAGAGTCTTTTGTCGCCGCGCTCATAGTTCGCAGCGATTCTGGAAGTCTGTGCAAAAACGGGCGTTGAGGCTAGGACCAACAAAGAGCGGCGAAATGTATGGAGTCTCCGCCGCACTAGGTCGATGGGTGCGCCTTCGCCGTTGCTCGTGACGGCAGGATAGCGGTCCACTTCGTCGCATAGCGCGACGCGGATTGCCTTGCCGCTCAAAGCAGGCGCCTTATATGCGCTTGCGAGCGCGAGACTCCCACCTGCGAAGGTCTTAAGAGACTTATTGTCAGTCCCATCGATCTTTTTCCGCAGCGCTGGCGACGCTGCTATCAAAGGGTCAAGAGTCTCGCGAATGTAACTCGCCGCGTCACCTTCGTCCGGCCGCACGATCATGAGCGGGCCGCCTTCTCCGCACAGCGCGTGGCCTAAGATTGCGTGCAGCGCGGTTGTCTTGCCAACTTGCGCGCTCGTCATTAAAATTAGCTCGCGCGTCGCCGGCTCTGCGGCGGCGTCGGCCAGGCCGCGCTGCGCCTTCGTGAGACGAAGTTTTCCGCTCATTGCGTTCGATGCGCGCGGCAGTATGAGGTTTGCTTCCGCCCATGCACTTGGTGATATGCGCGCGGGGGGTTCGAGAGCGGCGAGCATCTTCACCAAGAGCGCGTCGCTCTTGTCTGTCATGGCGGATCGATTCCCAATAGGTAATTGTCGGAATCCGACGCATGTGAAAGGGCGTCTCTTATTGCGTCGTCGAGAATGCGTTCAATCGCGTCGGCGTCGCGGCCCACAAGTTGCGTGCACATTCTCGACGGCAGGCCCAAGAGTGAATTACGAAGGATCGTCACGAAATTGAGTGCGGCAGTTTCAATGTCGGCGCGAGCAATGAGCTTGCCTTCCTTGACGCCAACTTCCAACTCTAGCTTGCGAGCCCGTGCGTTTTCGGCTGTCGCTCGCGCCGCCGCGAGCGCCTGCATGTGATCACGTGGAGCGTCGGGATTGCCTAAGCCGGCGAGCGCGTGACCAGATGACCGGCTGGCGTCCTTGAAAGCGTAAAGCGCCTCAAGGGCGCGCTGTGTCGGATATTTGCGGTATTTGTCGCGCTTGATTTGCGCTACGTCGAGAATCTGTTTTGCTCGGGGGCGCGAGAGGCCGGCGACTTCGGCAAGTTCGGTTATCCCGGCTTCCGCCTCAAGGTCATGTTCGATCATTCGCTTCGCCGGTTTCTGATTTTTGCGCCTCGACGCGACGCCTGATTGCCTTTGACACCATCGAAAAAGCTAATGTTTTCAATGAATAACTTGCGGCAGTGCCCCGTGGCGTGGCGTCCTTGATCTTCGGCAAGGACCCAAACATGCCGTAGTGCCACCACGCGCGCCCGATCGCGAGGGCGTGTAGCCCCAAACGCCGCTAGGCGCGCCAGCGAAGGCCGCACGTGCGCTTTCTCTATTCGTCGGATGGTATGACGCCCGGCGACAACGCCGCGCCGTCCAAGGCCGCTTGCATTTCTTTCGCGACGTTCGCCGCAAGCTCGCGCTCCGCCGTCTTTTCCCATTGCCTACGCGGCGCACCATCTGATTGCCCCATACCGGTTTTGGGGCTTTCCGCGTAAACCGATTTAATGTCTTTGCCGTGCCTCACCATCAAAAGTGTGGCGCCATTAGGGGCTTTCATCACAAACGACTTCGGAACGTTCAAGCTCGACGATCCGCCACCAGTAAGTCGGAACGTGCTGCCGGCATACGATCCGCGAAGCTCGCTCATGACTGGCGTGAACGCGCCGACTTTTAAAGCGCTGATGCGCGCCTTTGAAACGGTCCAACTCGCCGATAGGTTGCCTTGCGTGCTTCCCTTGACGGGCGGAACGGCCTTCGCGAATTGACTTTTCGGAACGCCTATGTCGCTTGCTAGCGAAACGATCGCACTTTTTCGAGCCGCCCTCGCCGATCGGTCAACACTTCGTCGGAGCGCGTTCATGGTTTGCCGCGCCGCTTGCTCAAGCTGTTCGACGAACTGCTTTGCATCGAGAGAGACCTTAACGTCTATGTCGCCCATACCACATTCACTTTTCGCAACGGCTTGGAATGGAGTTGATCTCGGCGCGATCAATCGCGACAAGGCTGCCATCCGGCGCCGAGATGGTCACATGAATCGCGAGCTTATCGCCCGCCGCTAGGCGAACGCGACTCAACATGCGCGAGAGTAAGTGTTGCGCCTGCAATTCCACGACCGCACGTTCGGTTGTGTTATGAGTCGTCACGTTCGCACCCTGTCGAGTATGTCGAGTGGAATGCTTGGGCCGTCGCGCTCGATACGGTCGAGCGTGCTTTCGATCCCGCGTAGGTGCTCGCGAAGGGCAAACTCCGCCTGCGGCGAAGGTAGTGTCCGCTCGATACGGCGGAGCGTCGCTTCCTGCTCGGCGACAAATTTATCGGCGAGTTTGTATAAATCTCTGAAGTCCATTTTCTATGATCCGGATTGAAATGGGAAAGGAGCGCGCTGCGGCGGGGCCGCCCCCGCTAAAAACCGGCCGCCGCAGCGCAAAGGGCGCGCCTGCCAGTCGGCAGTTACGCGGCGCAACCCCTATATAATAGGGAGGAATTAACCAGGAATATTCAAGATTTCAGGAAATAGTAGGCGTTGCGTGCGAAGACTTGGCGAAGTCATTGGGCGCGGACGGGGTGCGGACCGGGCGAGAGCGGCGCGGACTTGGCGAAGTTGTTGGGAGATGACTTTACCTCTTAGCGAATCTGCGAGCGAAACCAGGACTTAATCTTGACATTTCAAGTTATTTTTGCTAGAATCCATTCATTAAATAGAGAAAACAGATATTTACGTAACGCCGCCAAAGGCGGCAAATTTCAACGGAGATTCCATGTTACAAATATCTGACGCCAAGCGCGCTCATGGCGGGCGGCGCGTTGGCGCTGGCCGCCCGAAAAAATCTCACAATGAACTGCTTGCGCCGAGCGGCGTTTCCTGGTCATTCGTTCGGCGCGCCGAGCGCGCGGGCCTGCATCGCGCCGCGCTGTTGTGGCTCGAAATGAGTGCGCCCTGCGAGCCCTCAGAGGCCGCCCTTGAGGTTGCCGCGGCGGAACGGGGCGGGCTCGCGCAAATACGCACGCTGGCCGCCGCGTGCATCCTTCACCAATGGGAGCGCCGCTACAGCCCGGAAGCCGCCGCCGATCTTGTGCTTGGCGATCTCGGCGATCTTGGCGCGTTCGCCGAGCAAATCCGCGATGCTTTGATGTTGGAGGCCGAAGAGCTCGGAATTGCGCCTTTCCTTCCCGCGCCGCGCCGCGAGAGCGTGCTTATTCCCGCTGGCGTGGATCGATTTGCACTTTTGTTCGCGGACGATGGCGACCACGCGCCGATTTTGTTCGGCCATAACGGACCACCGCTCGACGACGCGGCAACGCCTGTCGTTTTCATTCGTGAGGAAAACGTCGAGAGCTTCCTCGAACAAATCACGGTCGACGACGACGAACTTTTCGCCGTGCCGCCCACGGTGATATTCGCGCTGGCGCCCGAACAGGTCCGCCCGCTACAAAATACGATCCGGCCCGATGACGAGGCGCTGTTCGGCGACGGCGCGCCGGAGCCTGTCCGTCTCGACGTTGAAGAGGCCGCGGCGGCCCATCTGCTGGTGCGATCGGCCAAGGTCGTCGTCTCGGGCGCGGACGATATATGAGCGCTAGATAGGATCGCCGCGAGGATAAGACAAAAGAGCCCGGCCGCAGTGCCGGGCTTTTTCGTGTGGGAGCTCGCGACCTCAGCTAGAAGGTGAGCTTCTAGTGGTTGAAATCTGACACTTGGAACCCTGTTTAGCCTGTGAGCGGGGAGGATGCAGGAGTCAGCAATGCGCCAGGAGCAGCCGTCGGCACCCGAATGAGGACCGGCTCGTTGTCGTGCCCGTCGGGGCTGGATTTTGTTGCGAAATTCGACAATTCCGTGACGGTGCGCGATTTAACGGAACGGGGCTTATGCGACTGCCCTAGCCGCCAAAACAATGAGGGCATAGGTCACCTGACGGAGGCAGCCCGACAACGTAGGAACTTTACAGCTTCTTGAACTACGAAGACGAGATGCCGAAGAGAGTTCACCTCGCCAGTATCATTGAGCATGTGAGTATTGAAACCCATACTGCCGATTCTTGCGTAGAGAGCGAGGGATATTGGGATTGCGCCCGGCACAGCCCTATGCTGAGTGCTTTTGACGTGCTTGAAGTCATGCGCAACGATGTCCACGAGCGCAAATTCCATAGACGCTTTGCGCCACGCCTTCCTCAAGTTTCCGCGCGGGCCGGGATATGCAATCCGGTCGATCGCATGATAAGTCGCGACGCACGCCAGATACGCGTGCCGGATTGAAGTCGGGTTTCTCTTGAACTCGTCGACCGTCGGTTCGACTATCAGCTTTAGATACCGATTGAGTGCGTCCACCTTGCCGCCTCCTTGCGGGTCCCGTCGCGGGGTCGGAATCTAGGCGCGATTTCTAATCCGGCCGTAAGACGAAGACCTTGACCCCTTTCGGGACATCGCGGGGGATATACAGCATAACAGAGACAGGAAAGGCGCGCGCTCGCGGTTTCGTAATCCTTTTCATTCTCACCGCCATCAAAGGAGATCACAATGAATACGGTCTACGGATTGTTCATGTGCTTCTATACAATGCAGGGCGTGCCTGATGATTATTTTTCAGCGTCCGGCGCGTCTCGCGCTTTGACCGGTTGCAGCGACATGGCCAAGATTCTTGGCGGGTCAAATACGAGGTGGGATACTCTCGACGAATGTGCATCCGCCGTTACCCGTTTCTACGCGGGGAATGAAAGAAAAACTCCCAACGACACCCATGCGGTCGACAGTCGTCCGGGTTATCATCAGCTTGAGTGCCGCCCGATCTCCTACTAATGAACGACGCTTCCGCCCATTGGTTTTGTCTTTCTGTGAACTTCCCTACGGCCGGTCATCGCACCCCCTCCCCCTTAAGGGGGAAGGGGTGTTTTGCGTTTTGACGGGATAGAGAGTCAAAAAACATGTCTGTAGCCAAGTCGTAGCCAAGTTGGGCGTTTTCTCTAACCGGTTGTTTTTAAAGCAAACAACTTGGCTATGAACTTGGCTATGAACTTGGCTATGAACTTGGCTATGAACT